CGCTTCAAAGTTTGCGCACATATATCAGACCTATCTTTAATTCATCTTTTTATAAAAATAAAATATATTAAATTTACGAAAAAAGAAAAAATACAGAAAAGCGATAGATTAGACCAATAAGGAGGTCTAGCATTAAATCGGGTCAATTCAGAAGAATTCACATTTATCTTAAAGGTTTATTTGATATGAAAAAAATTATTCTAGCGTGCTCAATGGTTATAACTATGTCATTAACTGCGGCGGCTACATATGCAGCCCCTGTGAAGCCTATTCAATTCGCTAAAGGTTCAGTGGGTACAACAATTTCAGGCACTTTTAAAGGGTCAAATGATGCTCAGTACAGCTTACGCGCACAAGCAGGTCAGACCTTAACTTATAAATTAACAAGTAACAGAAACTTAGCTCAAATTAATATCTATGCGCCTGGTGATAGACCCGGTACTGCTGAGGCATTAGTAATAGGAGCTACTGAGGGCACAACAGGGGAAATTGTACTTCCTGAAACTGGTAATTATTTAATTCAAATTTATCAAATGCGTAATACTGCACGTCAAAATAAAGTTGTGAACTATAAGCTGAATGTTGGTGTAGAGAACTAAGAAATTTTAAAACCATAAGATAAAAGCCCTCTTTTGAGGGCTTTTATCTTATGGTTAACTATGTGGAATATATTTATTAAAATTATTCAATAAAAATTAGATAGTTGATGTAATCTAAGAATTTTTTAAGTTGATTAGTGAATGAAAGTTAAGTTTTTTATAAATCAGTCGCAAGAAGATGAAGGTTTTGAAATTATTGATTTTCATGCTGTCATATTGTCAAAAACTCTAGAAAATAGTGAAGTCAAATATTGGACTGAAGCTGCTTACTTTATAATATTAATAAGCACTCCAGCGGATGCTTATAGGTACTTAGATTTAATAAGGTTCTATAAATCAGTGAAGTTAGTCGATAGATTTGAGCTTACTCTTTGCAATGGGGTTAAAGCAATTATTGAAAATCACTCTATTAAATGCAAACGTGCATTTTGTGATTCCTATGAGGATCAAATTGATCTAGATTTATTTGAGAAAATTATTTCTAAATGGATTGATTATTTACAGGGTGTAAATAAAGAAACAGTAGTATTCGAACTATGAGTATTCAACTCCATTGTCGATACTATAATTATTAAATAACTCTGAAGTTAAAGATATATAAAAATCAAAATGAATCAAATATATGCAACATTAAAAGTATTTCAGGAATGGCATGAGAACATGGGATTACGAGATCTATGGTTTTCTTGTGATGCAGAAGTACAAGCTTTTTATCCTGACTTAGAAATGGAATATGAATCAGATACTGCTTTCTTTAAAGCATTAGAAGTCCTTTTGGAAAGTGGAGATCAATGTTTGTTTTATAATCTAAATCATGAAGATCAATCAAAAGACGGTCAGCATTTGAGTGGCACACCTAGTGAACAACTTTCCTTACTAAAAAAAGTGTGGGTAGGAAAAGTAGAGATGGACAAAATGGATGATGAAAACGGCTTCTTGGGTTGGTATTTCTTGTTATTTTGCCCTTACTCTCTAGCTCATAAAATTTATGATGAAAATGGTGTGTTTCTGAGATGGTGGCATGCTGAATAAAATGGGCAAATAACTTAATAGACCTGTACGTAGCAGACGTATAGCTTTAAGATGGTTGTGTCAGAAAATATAGTAAAATCAAAGAGAAAAATTTAGTGTGTCAAACATTGTGTCAATTGTGTATAAGTATTTGATATATAATAAATGTTTACCCCCTTGACATCGTAGAGGTCTCCAGTTCGAGTCTGGATATACCTACCAAAATTCGTTGATATTTCAACACATTAAAGCCCACTTCAAAAGTGGGCTTTTTGTTTTCGGGGAATATTCGGGGTATTTTCGGGGAATGGCGTAATTCCCCAATGTGGAAAACTCGCCCATTTAAACTTACAAACGATGACTAACGGTAGCTAAATCAATAACTACTTGGACAGCTATTCTTATTTCATCGGGACATTTTTTCTGTTTTCGGGTTAAATGAGACTAAACAAAGCCGTGTAACATTTAAGGTGTATTGTGTTAGTTTTAGAGAAAATAATGAATCATCTGGATTAATCAATGACATTAAAAAAATTATACGTAGAGCTTTATTATGGAGAATATTCTTACTCGGAAAGGATAAAAAAATTAATTGAATATGTTGAGAAAAATGAAAACATTCCAATTGAGTTACTAGAGTTATATCCTAATTATGAATCGCTATTACTAAATGTAATACAGACCAAAGATTCTGAATTTTCATCCAATTGTTTAGAAGCTGAAATATTGGCAGCGACATTCTTTCTAGGTGTTTTAGCTGACTATAAGAATGGTAATTTAAGCCCTCTTAAACTATGTAGAATTTTTAGTAATTTAGAGTGTGGGTTCCTTGATGCTCCAAGAGGACTTAAAAATAACTTAGCTTACTATCCAGAATGGATAGGTGGCCTCTATGATGCTTGTGACTGGTGCGATGAAACATGGACAATCGAAAATTCACCTCATTTAATTGATGCAATACAACATCAAACTAATGTCATCCATGAGTGGCTTTTGAAGCCCCATTTAGCATAATGGCGTTATACGAAATTTTAAAAAAATATAGTAAAAATAGTTACTTACATCTATAATTTTTGACTTATTATAAGGTGTATTATGTTAATTTTAAAAATATAAAAGGTAATTAATATGGAAATTGATTTCAATGTTAAATCCGTTTCAGGTTTAATTGGATCTTTAAATATTCAAATTATTCCTAGTGATCTAAATAAAAATGGAAGTTGTCTAAATTCGATAGTAATTAATGAAGTTGCATTTTCGTTGGTTGAACACTTTTTTAATAGGAATAAGGTGGAATATTTTCATTGGGGAAATACCTATATTGGTTCTGAAATCATTGGAGATATTGTTAAAGATTTATACTATTTTCATAGTTTTATAGCTAAAAGTAATAAATCTGACAAAAAATTGAAACTTATCTTCAGAGAGGAAACAAAGTTTTTTGAGGAAAATTTTTTAATTTTTAAACCTAAAGTCTTAAATATGATCAGTGAAATAATTAATTTTTTAAAAGATAATGAAAATCAAAAAGATGGAATTACAGTTATTGGTATTTAAGAAGATTTTTGAGCCTATTTAACATACTGGCGATTATATGAAATCAAAAGCTGATGATCCATGTAATGAAAGCATCAGCTTAATTGGTATGCCTAACGATAGCTAATCCGCTCTGGTTTAGGTGCTTCGTGACCCTCTAAATAGTGATCTGTCATCTTCACAGTCGCATGGCCAGCCAGTGCCTGCGCGTACTTCTTTCCATACTTCTGCGTGATGTTATAAATACCTAAGGCACGTAAGTCATGCAGCGATGGTCTTTGGTTTAGTTCTAAATGATCATACGCACCAGACAGGTCCCGATACTTTTTAAACTGCTTAGTAATGTGATCCTCCGTTACAGCAAAAGGATGCAGTTTCGCATTACGGATTTGCTCGTTAATACGGTCTGGTCGCGTTGCAATCAGGTAAGGGCAACGTAGTCGCATAGAATGCTCTATACACTGCAATACGACTTCCCGTAGCTCAGGATGCATATCCACTTCAATAAACACAGGCTTGTCGTAATTCAGCGACTTATGCTGCAGTACGGTCATGGTGTTGTCTTTGATGTTAATGCTTGAACGCTCCATCACCACCAGATCGGCACGCCGTTGAATAGAATGCAATGCCAGATCAATCGCCAGTTTTAACCAAGGCGGACAAACAGCTTTTACAATTTCCAGAGATTCGTTGGAATGTCGCGTTCTGACTTTTTCTGGTCGTATCGGCTTTAAGGTTTTCTCTGCAATATTTTCAGGTGCCCAGCCGTTGGCCACAAAGTATTTCCAAATGTCGATAAGCTGTGAACGGTGCTTTTCTGCCTGAAAGTCGGTCTGCTGTTTCAGGTATTCAGAAATCATGAGTAGGGTAATGTCAGTGCAATAGAACTGCCCCCACATATCCTGATATTTACCAATGTTCGCCGTGACATTCACCAAGGTGTTTTTAGCAAGTTTCTTCTTGGGTAAGTGCAGCTTTTCATATTCATCCAATGCTTGGCCAAAGTTTGGAATATGACTTTGCTTATGTGCTTTTTCTACTGAAGATAGAATTTTAGACACAATGTCTGGGTTACGCTCAAGCACGGTGTTAAGTGCCTGAGCTGCCTTAATGGCTTCGTTACGGTCTTTACCCAGTGACTTACGTTGTCCGTTTGGTAGGAGGTAGCGGAAGTACATGGTGCCATTGGGCTTTTTGTCGACTTCGACATGGGGAGGTAAGTCCAAGTTCCCCGACTTGCGACCTCGAGGAGCCATATTAAATCTCCGCTAAAATTCGGTCTGCAATGGAGTTACCCGTTTTAGGTGGAGACTTTAGTTCCACCTTAGGCACTTCATCTGTATAGAACAACGGCGCACCCCAACTGGTACATTCGACATACCATTGTTTACCAATTTTTTTACCACTGAGCCAACCACGTTTGATATGGCTGACCAGTGTGTCGCGGCATGGGCGGGATTCTTCGTCTTGCCAATAGCGTTCAGCAAATACGCTAAGCTTGAGGCGTTGGATATTAGCGGCCATTTGGAGTTTCCTCCTTTAAGTTTTCCAGCTTCATGAAAGTAAACCAGTGTGTATTTGCACGTTTACCACTGATATGACCAAATATTGGCTTTTGATCGGTTAGTTTTAAAATCTCACCTACTTTAATTTGTGTTTCATTCCACTTAAAAATAAGAACTCCACCAGTCGCTAATACACGAAAGCATTCCTCAAAACCTTTTCTTAAGTCGTCACGCCAATTTTCATGGAGTTTTCCATACTTCAAAGCCAACCAACTTAATGAACCTGCCTTAATTAAATGTGGTGGGTCAAATACAACTAGATTAAATTGGCCATCAGTAAAAGGCATTTCACGGAAATCCATTTTTATATCTGGTGATACTTCTAGTGTTCTACCATCACATAGAATATGAGACTCGGCACGTATATCGCCAAAAACAACATTGGAGTTTTGACGGTCAAAGTACATCATGCGGGAACCGCAACAAGGGTCTAGGACTTTAGCTTTCAAAACCTTACCCTCCAACTAACATTAAAATTGCAGTAATGACTAACCAGCATATGAAAGCGAGGCTAAGGAAAAGGGCAAAGTCACGTAGGTTCGCCCAAATGATTGAGCGCACTGCAGGGCGTAGTTCTACTGTAGTAGGGTGTTGGAAAAGGATAGGTGTCGTTTGACTAGATATAGGCTTTTGTTTCATACTTATCTCGCATTTAGTTGCAAAGCACCCATGAGTTCGAAGGCAGGGGTGCTTTTTTATATATAGTGAGATAAATACTACTTTAAGTAGAAATAATGTCAATAGTTGTTTTTTTACAACATAAAGTAGCTATTTCTGTTTCTAAATTATACTAAACAGTAGATTTAAGCCTCTAAATGTTTGTTCAGAATCACATCAAATTGATTGAGTAATTTTGAAACATCAGAATATTCTTCTGCACTTAGTACAGAATACTCATTCTCGAATTCTAAAATTTTATAATTTTTTAAATTTGTTTGACTTGGGAGTATCTCGGAACCAACAATAAGTTGTGTAAAGTTAATATCTTCTAAGTGGCTGAATGTATTTGATAAATTGTTCATATCCTGTCCATTCTGTTGTGGTGTATCAATAACAAAAGGGAATAATGGTAGCTTAGTCTTATTTAAACTTAGTTCGAGGTATGACATGTGAAGAGCTAGAATAGCGCGTGGATTTGAGCTGCCACCACCTATATTAGGTCTAGTATGTATCTGACTTATTTTGCCATTGAATGGAATATTTAATTGATTGAAGTTATATTTCAATTTAGTTGCAAAAAGTTCTTTAATTTCTTTCTTAACTTCTTTTGATTCTAAGCCTTTTACTTGTTTTTCTGCTAAATCAATTTTATTTTGCAAAACTTTAATATCTGTATTTGTTCTTTTCGTATTTTTTTCGAATGACTTTGAGATTTTTTTATTTGCTTCTATATCAATAATATCTTGAAAGGAAACATTGTTTTTAGAAGTTTGTAAAGTTCTATTGAAATTGTCTATTTCATTTTCAATAGCAGCTAAACTTGAATTAAGAGGGATAATTTTTCTGTTTATTTCTAATATTTCAGATTTCAATTGTTGAATATTGTTGTCTAGACTAGTGTAGTCAAACTCTAATGATGCTGATGCTTCCAATGTTTTCTTGTGCAATGTTCCACAAGTAGGACATTCAATTTCAATATTTTCTTCTAAAAAGTTAATATCAAGAGCAATTTCATTAAAAGATCTTATACTTGATTTTAAAATTGATTTAAGTTTAAATTTTTTCTGAATTAAATCTGATAAGCTGTTTTTAAGATTTTTTTGCTTTATAATTAATGACTTTAGCTCATTGCTTGATTGTTTTATTTCCTTTCGAAATTGGTTTTTATCTATTCGAGGTTGAATATATGTAGTTTCTATTTTTATTTTGTTAAATGATTCTTCATATATTTTAAGTTCTGAGCTTAGTTTTGTGAGGTCTGATTTTAATGATCCTATTTGTTGCTTGATAGAAATAGATTCAATAGAATTATAACCTGTAAAGTTTGATAATGTTTCTTTATAAAAATCTTTAAATCGTAGTAAACTAGTAAAAGGACCACTCCAATTAAGCCCCCAGCCTGTATCTTGTTCTATAAAATATGGAACTAACAAACTTTCTAAACCAACATGACTTTCAACCAAATTTTGTTTTAGTTGTAACTTTAATGGGTAATCAAAAAAAATACTTAATATTGAATTCCATTCACTATTTTTATTAGAGCTATATAGTAAATTTTTACCTTGAAATAAATATCTATCATCCTTATTTCTGTAAAAACAATATTCAGTTCTATCGAAATTTACTTTAAGCATCCCCGTAATATTGTGATCCCATTTATCTGAAAATGTATTAACAGGGTTTAAGCCCATACACCAAAATATGTGGCGGATTATTACCGACTTTCCTGTATTATTTTTCCCGTATAGAATTATTTTTTGATAATCTAGATTCACTTGAAGAGCTTTCTGTTCTTTCTTTGATAGTAAGTTGAGTTCTAAAAAAGTGACTTTCTTTTTCATCATTTAAGCCTTTACGTTTATTTCGAATCAGTCTGAGTAGTTGGTATGTTGAAATATCTTTCATTGTATATTTCTCCTTTAGACATAATGAAGAGTAAGGTGATACATTTTAGATAGTTTATATCGAAGTTTATATCATTCTTGACTGAAGTTAAGTCTTGAGAAAAAGCATTTATCATTTCAGTAAGTGAATTTAGATTGTAATATAAATTTTTATTAGTGATATACAGTAAATTTGCTTGGTTGAATAAATTTTGAATTTCTAATTTTGTTCTATCTGTAATATGGACTAATAACTGTTTAGATTCATCTTTTAGTAGTTCTAATCTAGGAAAAGGATAACTTTCAGATTGTAATTGTTTTATGCCTTCTTTTAAATAGTCTTCTGGAGAGTGAAAATTTTCATTAAGAGTTTTTAAAAATTCTAATAATTCTATTTTGGTTAAACATCTTTTTTGAAGTTGTGAAATATTGCTTGCAAAATCTGTATTCATTCCTAAGTTTTGGAATTTTGAGGCTAATAATCTACATGTAGAAGAAATATTATTTAATCTAAAAGGAAACCTATTTTCCTCATTTAAGCCTGTGACTGCTCCAATAACAGACATGTCAGGAGATAAAGCACTGATATCTGATCTTTGAAAGTTTAAACGGTCAAATTTAATAGGTTCATTATTTTCTAACTTTAATTCTGTTTTAATTTTTTTCTCAATTTTTGAAAGGTTTGTTATATCGACATCTGAAGCAAAATTAGAATTATGTAAAAAAAACTTTTTCTTTCCATTTTTATCTTGCACTTCTATTTGCAATTGAGCATTAGATACAAAATATAAATTTGTTGCATCAGTTTTGAAATCAATATATCGCGAGTAAAGCTTTGAAAGAGTAGATTTCTCAGGTGCTGATACTTTTTTTTCAGCCTTTAATAAACCTGCAATAGACCAATTACTGGGTTCCTTTTTTTTAATTTGATAAAATTCAAATTGAGATGGGTTTTCTAATGAATCAATCACAATGACATCTTCTTTAATTTCAACACCAATAGCAAAATCCTTACTATTAGTCTTACTCAGTAGTTCAAATGACTTATGAGCGGCCCACCAATCTTGGTATGCAAAGCCTTTACGAGCATGAGCACCAGTTTTTTCATCTTCTAAAGTATCAACTAGCTTTGTTAAATTTAATTCTTCATTAGACATTTTATAAACCAATAATTCTGTAGAAACTTATACATCCCTATATAACCCAACAACTTTTCCAACCAATTTGCATCCTTCTCGAAGCTCCATGATTTTTCCTAGCCATTTTGGGTTTAAGGGTTCTAAATACATACCGTTGCTTTCTACTATCAATTTCTTGAAGGTCGCTTCTGTTTCACCATCGCAAGCAACGATAACCAAATCACCTGTTTTTAAATCATTTGTTTGAAAGTCAGGATTTACATAAATTTTGTCGCCAGGGCGGAAGTCAGGAAGCATGGATTCACCAACTACTTCCAAGCCATAACCATGTTTTCCACATTTAGGATTAGGTGGTAACCACTCTTCAAACTGTGTACCCGCCGGCACAGCTTCAACAGTAGTCCAAGCACCCGCTTGTACCCATGAAATGACAGGAACTAAACGCCCCGCAATAGGAAAAGGTGTAGACACGTTTGGCTCAGATCCAGTTCCGTGATCTAAATAACTAATATCGACATCAAATTTTTCAGCCAAGATTTGCATTTTTTCTTCGCGTGGCTTTGCAATACCTAGCGTATATCTACGAGCCATTTCATAAGTGACTTCGATGGCATCTTTCAACTGATTTACAGTTTTAATAGGGGAGCCGTCTTTATCCATAAGACCTTTAAGCCTAGATGCAAATTCTTGATATTTAGCTGTTTGCAATTTTGGTTTCTTTCCATTTTCTACCAATGGTAGAAGTTTACCTCGTATTTTTAGTTGCACCAATTCTATTTTAGGTAGTATATTATCTTCTACTTTTAGTAGTGTTGATGGTTGCATTATGTTATCTCCAAAGGATGCTTTCGAAAAAGCAATAAAAATAGCGGGTAGTAAAGCTGCATTAGCCCGTGGTTTAGGAATTACGCCGTGGGCTTTAAGTAAATGGAATTTCGATAAAATTCCTGAAGAAAGATGCTTGTCTATTGAAGAAATAACTCAAAAAGAAGTTAAAGCAGAGCAGTTAAGACCTGACATCAATTGGGCATTTGTTCGTTCTACTAAAAATAGTAATAAAGCGCCCATCTAATAAACACGTTCAAAGGAAGCCGTTATGAACATATTAGATGCTGCTTATCACACGGTGCACGACTACAAAGGTGGAGCAAACGCACTCGCACCCCGTATGGGCATCAAAAGTCCTGCCGTGCTCAATAGCAAAGTCAATCCAAATACAGACACCCATCACTTGACGCTAGTAGAAGCATCCAAGCTGATGGCGCTGACCAACGACTACCGAATACTGCAAAGCCTCAATGCCCAACACGGCAAAGTCGCAATCAACCTGCCTGACATACCCGAATGCAGAGATACAGCACTCACAGACTTAGTACTGAGCTTTGGGATGAAAGGCGGAAACGTCTACACGCTATTTAAAGAAATGATGGCAGACGGACGCATCACACGCGGAGAAGCCATAGACATGTCTAAGGTCATTCACCGACTACACGAAATACTGGCCGAACTGGATGCACAAATACACCAGTGCGTAGACGACAAATAGAGGTAACCCATATGAGTTTAGATGCAACGATTTGGGCTTGGAGAGCGGAAGTAGACAGTTCTACACAACGTCTCATATTGCTTTCACTGGCAGACCGCGCAGGGGAAGACCACAAATGCTACCCAAGCATTATGCGTATGGTCAAAGACACCAAGATGAACCGCAAAACCATCATCAAAGTTTTAGATGACCTAGAGAATAAGGCCCTGATTAAATATACAGGGAAGATCGTTGGTAACGGCGTAAAAGTCTACCAACTGCTGGGCGTGGTCGGTCGAGAAGATCATCCAACCAGTACCAAAAAGGGGACTAGTGGTAAAAACGGGACTAGTTCCAATTTAGGTACAGGTTCCAATATTGGTACTAGTACCGAAAACGGAACAAGTACCAGTCCCAAAAACGGTACCGAGACCAGTACCGAAATTGGGACACAGAATCTCCCAAGGAATCTTCCAATAGAATCTAAAAATAAAAAAGACTGGCTTTGCTCAAAAAAACTTCGTGAAGAAATTACTTTGGCCGATGACAGCATCGAACCAGAAACCCTCATGACAGCGAAATGGGTGGAACGAGAAAAACGCGCCTTTGAGATTTACAACCAAGACAAAACCATTTGCGATGAACTTCTGAATTTCTACTTCGCCGATTGGTTGCTGCATGCATACCGAACCAAATATTCCCAAGAAACCAAAATGGGATACGGCAAAACACCTGCAGCAGAACCGAAGCAGCTCACTGAAAAACAAATTTCGGCATTTGCACAGAAACTTGCGCATCACCCAGAGTTTGCGAGCAAGCAAAGCGCACCGGGTGATTCCTACGAGCAACTGGCATCACGCATTGCCATCAAACTCATGAACCCAGCTCAAGCGAAGAAATGGGAACCATACCTCAAGCAAGTTGGCTTCACAGGCAGTTTGCAGGGGGCAGCATGATTCCACACGGCGCAACACACATCGAAACCGATGGAACATTTTGGAAATGCATCAACGGACGTTGGTATTACTGGAAAGAACGCTTTGGATGGTGCGGATATGTCGGTGGAGTCAACGCAATATTTATGAACAACAAAAACGAATTGGGGACGATGTACGCATGAAAATCATGATTGGAATTGATACAGGGGTGAAGACAGGTTTTGCTGTTGCAGCAGACCGTGGCAAGGGTGGAGAGTTAGAACAGGTCGAGAGTTTATCAATCACTCAAGCCATGAGCAAAGTGAAAGACTCAGTACAAACATGGGGTGCGCAAAACGTCTGTTTGTATATTGAAGATGCTCGACAACGAACTTGGTTTACGGGTGGCCGTGAAAAGGCTCAGGGTGTTGGATCGGTCAAACGTGATGCCCAAATATGGGAAGACTGGTGTAAGGAACAAGGCTATCTCTACAAGATGATTCATCCCGCAGCCAATGCCACTAAAAAGAAAGCCACCGACTTTTTCCGTATGACAGGTTGGAAAGGCCGTACCAATGAACATGCACGCGATGCAGCCATGTTGGTGTTTCAGCGAATTGCGAAGTTTTGAGGGAAAGAGGATGAGTGCAGCAGTAACGATTATGCAAGCGATGGATTGGAGTAAGTTCAGTACTGAGGACTGGTTTCGTCAATTTGGTGCGTGGATGAATGGCGATACTGAGACAAAGAAGTTGGTGTATAAATCACTACCAACACGTAAGCTCACTCAACATCAGCGTGAAGAGCTTATTGCTAAATATATGAGTGATGAAGGCTTTCGAGAGCAACGCTTAAGAAAAGGTGTGGTGTGTCAAATCACAGATAATGAAGCACGTGCATTTCAGCGCATTGTCTTGGATATCCGTCAAATTGATAGTGAACCATTGCAAGAATGGATGGATGCTGTTTGGCAGATTTGTGTAGAGAATAAGAAATTGCGTGAAGTTGCTGAGATGTATGAAACATCAACTATTCAAATACGCCAAGATATGAAATGTGCTTTAGCATTTATAACAGGTAGATATCCAAATTTAAAATCAGATTTACTTCAAAAGTAATTGCGTGTGTACACAGGATATGGCATATTCGTGATAACTTGACGAATTTTGTACTTAAACGTCATTTAAGAAAATTAAGCTCATCATTTGATGGGCTTTTTTAATGCTCAATAAATGAAAATGAAAGACTTTTACTCATTGTTACCCATGTGACATAAAGGATAGAGTAAGCCATTGATATAGCTGAAGAATATCAGCGTATGTTTGGAGAGTTATTTAAAATTATAAAGACCAATATGATTCAGAATTTACGGTTGAATATATTCTAAAGATATTAATTTAACTATTGGTATGCTTAGAAATAAACAATGTGGGATTTTAAATTTTGTATTAATCTAAACTTACATAGTGTTACCAATAGTTACAAGACAATTCACATAAATCCGACTAGAATGCTCGGTATTAGCTTCTCCATGAATAGTTAATATCAGTTTTCTGCCTGCACCTTCCCCAAGGTGCAGGTTTTTTTTCCCTAAATATTCGATGCACATGGATATTAACTGAGAGTGATATTGAATGTTTCAATTATTGAAATGCTTATTCGGACTACATGGCGTAGTGGAAATTCATCATTGTAAAGATGGTGAGTTAGAGGTTTGCCGAAATTGCCTTAAAGTAAAAGATATTAAGTAAATAGATGATGAACGTCTTATGACAAATGAAACCCCGCTCAATAAGCATTATTGGCGGGGTTTTTAATGGTGGATTAACTTTATTCGTAATAGTATTGGTGCCTAAATAATGTTCAATTAATCCATTTAGCTAAATAAATAGCCACCTTTGATTAAGAATTAGTATTTAAGGTGTGCATGAATTAAAAATTCTCATATGTTAAAGTTGGTCTGACCATTAACGTGAGGCTTAACTTATGGGAGTATCAACACCTATGTGTGTTAAGGCTATATATTTAGAGCAACAAATAAAGGTAGGTATTTTTGAAGTCAGTAACCCATTTAACTTTGAAGTACAAACAAGATATTTGGAGGTTGGAGCTTTGGAATATATTAAAGGCCATTTCAAAGATTCCAATGTTGAAATTACGATAGTTAATGAAAAGGGTCGGACTAAATTTAGAGCTGAACTGAAAGGACTTTAATTTTAATTATTAAGACTATTTCTCTTTGTATTTTGTGATGAAAAACACAAAATATAGTAATTTAATGTAATATTCCGCAAATTGAATTTGTGTAATTGTCTATATACTACACATCTGGACTATAAGCTGTAGTCAACCTCCTATGCTAAGGAGGTTTTTTTTTAATAGAGAAAAGTCATGATCAAATTATTGAGATGTTTAATTGGTTTTCACGGCACGCCTGAAATCGATTATACGATTGATGGTGATGAAATCTTAGTCTGTCGAGAGTGCTTAAAAGGAATTAAAAGAACTTGACATTGATCAGGTGAATTTTATTTCTAAGGAATGGAACACATAAAGATTTAGTTTTGATAAGCATATAACTTTTTGTGTAACCATGAATTACAATATTTACTAAATAGATATTTTAATTAACTTTTATACGGTTTTTTCTCATCCACATAAGACTAGAATCGTTTTTCTGGAACGGCGTTGGACAACATGAAGTCCTAATGACTAGAAGATTATGCTAACTGAAAATTAATAGTATTGAAATAATGTAGAGGTCAAAAGGGAATTTAATGATTCTCTTTCTATAATAAATTTCAAAGTCTTTTTAGATGAATCGGATTTAACTTCGCTAAAAGTTATAAAAAATATCTGTGGAGTACAGTTTATGCAAAAGTTAATCTCATTTACTGCTGAGTTAGATGAATTTAACAAATTTAAATTCACGCAAACTTCATTTCCAAATTGTTATGCTCCTGATCATACATTTGAATCCAAAAAAGGAACTTTTAGTCTTCAGCATTCGATCTTCGAAGGTCAAACAATTTATATATTGTATGGTCTAGGGAAACTCACTCAACGACAGTTAATTAAATTAAAAAAAGATTGGCGTAATTACTATAACGCTCTTAAATGATCTCGACTATTTTTTAATGGCGATAATTGAGTTTCCCGAGTATCTGAATATAAATTTTCATATTTGAAAATATGACTATAAATCAATTTTATGAGTGTGCTGTCTATTATAATTCTTTACATGTCTATCCCTGTAAATTGTGAGAAATGTATTCTTTTAGTGTTGAAAATATTTCTAGTTGTGAGAGTATAGAAAAAGAACAATAAAGGGAGATAAGTATGGCTTCGCAAGATGTGCTTGTAATCTCGGTTTCGGCTTTTGTCCTTACATTAATCATTTATGAGTTTGGTCAGATGTCAATGTTGTTTTGAACAAACCACCTTCGGGTGGTTTTTTAATGTGTGGAGAAAAGACATGCTTTGTAACTCATATGATCAACGTCGACAGTAGCTAAAGGTAATGTATGAGCAGTCAAAAGAACCCATCATCAAAGCAATTGCTCACCTTACTCACTGAGGTAGTAAAGCAGAACAATCAGTTGATCAGTCAGCTGCAAGTACAAACGAACCTGAATAACGAATTGTTGTTAATGCTCGAGGAGCAGGAAGAGTCAGACAGTCCTAGATATATGGATGATTAACCATGCCAAAGTTACAACGATTGCAGAGCAGGTTTGATGCCATCACACCTAAGCAGCCAAGACCACCAAAGAACTGGGGAACAGGACGTGGTGGTAGACCATGGCGCAGACTCAAAGAAAAGATCCATCTACGGGATAACTGGACATGCCAGCACTGCCGCCGTGTTACTACACAACTAGAACTGGACCATATTGTTAACGTTGCACAGGGTGGCACCGATGATGAATCGAACCTGCAATCGTTGTGCCCGCCGTGTCATAAAGACAAAAGTTTAAAAGAGAGCAGACTGTGAATGAAAGTGTAGTGGGTAGGGGGGAGGTCGTCACTTCCATACCTATTTGCCTCGGACACCACCCCCCATCTCACGTATAAAAAAATTTCTCTTTTTAGCTAAAAGTTAACTTTTAGAGTTAAGGATTTGCGATGGCTTTAACAGCAAAAATGAAAGCTTTTGCTCAAGCTGTTGTGGATGGCTTAAGCAATAAAGATGCAGCAATATCAGCAGGATATAGTGAAAAATCTGCAATGCAGCAAGGTTCTAAACTTGCAAAAATTCCTGAAGTTATTGCCTATATTGATCAATTTAAATCAGTTAAAAAGTTAACTCCTACGACCCAAAAGTTAACTTCAAAAAAACAAAAAGTTAACTCCGTGGATAGTGGGGAAAATGACAATCCTTTGGATGATGAAAATTACGCCAAGGATGATCCGTTACAGTTTCTTTTAGATGTGATGAATAAAAGCGATGACATGTTCATGCGAGTGAATGCTGCTAAGGCTGCATTACCTTATGTACATGGCAAGGTTGCTGACAAAGGTAAGAAAGAAACTAAAGCGGAAGAAGCTAAGAAAGCAGCCCAAAGTGGAAAGTTTGGCACCTTGAATAATCAATTACCGAGTTAAAACATGACTGCAATGCTCCCAGAATGGACAACCGCTTGCCCAGACTGGGAGGAGCGTATTGTCAAAAAGCAATCGCTCATGCCATGTGCACCACTGTTTCCCAAAGTTGCAGATGTTGCAGAGCGAATTTTTAAGGAACTCATTCTTGTTGATGTGATGGATAGTCCGAAGATGGGCGATGTCACCTTGGAGTGGGTGATTGAATTTGTAAGAGCAATTGCAGGGGCATATAACCCTGAAACTAAGCGTCGTTTGATTCGTGAGTTTTTTCTTCTGATTTCTAAGAAAAATACTAAGTCTACGATCGCTGCAGGAATCATGCTGACATTGCTTTTGTTAAATGATCGACTTTCAGCAGAGTTGATAATCCTTGCACCAACCAAGGAGGTCGCAGACAACAGCTTTAACCCGATTCGAGACTTCATCAAAGCAGATGAAGAACTCAGTTCAATGATTAATATTTCTGAGCATACGAAAACTGTTACTCATTTAGGTACTGGTGCAACGCTCAAAGTTATTGCAGCTGAATCAAATGCAGCAGCCGGCAAGAAAGCCTCAATCATTTTGATTGATGAAGTTTGGTTATTTGGTAAACGTGCCAACGCTGAATCAATGTTCCGTGAAGCGAAAGGCGGCTTGGCATCGCGTCCCGAAGGGTGCGTGATTTACCTTTCTACCATGTCAGACGAAGTGCCTTGTGGTGTATTCAAGCAATTATTGGATTACGCACGTGATGTAAGGGATGGAATCAAAGAGGATAAAGCCTTTTTACCACTCATTTATGAGTTCCCTAAGCATCTGATAGAGGCTGGAGAACATCTTAAGCCTGAAAATTTTTACATCACAAA